GACGGCATGGACTTGGACACTGGTTTTACCGAGCAGGCCGAGGAACACAAGTCTTTTAATTGGATTGCGCTAGACAACGGCCAGTTTGCTTGCCAGCCCAACAACCGATGCCTGTGGTATGACCAGAGCCTAATCCCTGCCGAGACAAAGTTTCCTGACTTTCAAGCAGCACAAAGATTGTGGACGGTAGACGGCACGCGCAAGTGGTCTGCGGGCGATGATTGGTTTTACGACATCAAGGAGAAAAATGACTAACTCGCCAGACTTTTCAACTTGGAGCCAAGCCAACTTGGCCAAGTTTGCCGAGGAAGCCTACGCCAAGTTGTGCGAACAGGATGACCGCATACAGCACTTGCAATGCGATCTAAAGACTGCCATTGAGGCGTACCGAGCGTTAACTAAGGAATAGTGTGCGTTCGTCAATGCGGCGGGTTTGAAGTCCTTTGAGGACTTTGCCGCCTGCCATGCAATACAGCAAAAGAGCATCGGCTGCGCCTTCCCAGTCACCTCGGTTTATCTTCATCCGAATAGACGAGCGCTGAAACCCACCCAATCCGGCATTGAAGGAAAAGCTGACGCACGCGTCGAAAGCGCCTTGACGACCAGCAACAGGGGGAGCAAGTCTAAGAACACCACGTTCAAAACTAGCGACGTCATCGTTGAATAATTTATAGATTTCTTCTTTAGTCCAGACACGATTGTCCTCCGGTTTCAGTGGCATTTCTTTGCGAATCATGGGCGTTTCTTTGCCTTCTACCCTTGCTACGGGAAGACGGATTTGCTCTTGGTACAAAACATGGCCGTAACCAATTGTCCAAATGTGGGCTGGGCAGAGGTACGGTTTAGTCCTGTACCCCTCCCACTGGTGCATCAACTTAGCGCCAGCTTCTCCCAATTTCATTTTTTGCTCCAGCTACGTGAGCCAAACCAAAATCCAATGATCCCACCCAACATTGCCATCTCGTCTGTGGAGAAGATGATGTCAGACAACCGGATCAAGTCATCCATGCTGGTCACTAAATTAGGACGGCTGTAAACGTAATAGGCAATCCACCCATTGATAGCGCACAGCTCAAGCACAAAGATGTACGTAATCATCGGACGAACCGTACCTACAAAGTTTACAACCCAAGTGCTGGCATTCTCCATGATCTTCTTGTCATGGTCGTAGGCTGCAACAGTCATCTGGGCATCGGTTTTCATTGCAATCTGATCGGTGCGAATATCTTCCATGCGCTCTTGAGCCGCAAAGCCTTGAGCCGCCATTTGGAGTTGCATCTGCACTTGGATATTAGCCAGCGCCAACTCATGCTTCTGGTCAGCTTTGTTCTGGAAGTACTCCAGCAGTTTGGGCAAGCCGGAAATTAGCAAGCCGCCTAGTGTTGAGAATAGAGATAGCATTATTTTTTCCCCAGTTTTTCGTAGATAACGGCAATGTCTTGCCGGTTGTGCATGATGTCATCACGGTTTTTTTGGATTTCTTTTTCCAAATCCTGACGCAGCTTCTCACGGGCTAGTTCTGCTCCCGTATTGGTAGCTTGTTTGTTGTCTGAAGTAACAACCAAACTAATCTTGTTGTTCAACACAGTCACTTCATGCGACAAGTGGGAAAGTGAATTCATCAAGTACACAACACAAGTGAACAGAATTGGCAGGATGGCAAACGCTACCTTCTCAATCAAAGCGTGTTTTTCGTTTGGTTCGCTCATAGTCCAACTTTTTGTAAAAGCATATTAACAATCTTGTCTGAAATAAAGTTTGGCAACACTGTAATCACATCCAGAAACAAGTTTGCCGCCCACCAAGCCCCAACAATCTTAAACGCCATGTCAGCGGTCTTTTGGTACTCATTCATCGCCCGCACTTTACTTGGGCGCAGTGTTCCATTGCTTCATAGATCCCAACGTACACCAAGAACAGCACCAAGGCAATACCGCCAAACATCAAACCTATCTCTAACTGTTCTTGGTCTTTAGCCTTTTGCCTTGCAGCCGCTTCCTTTTCACGCCTAGCGTTGTGTGCATCTTCTACATCCATCGCCTGTGCGCGGGCTTTGATCTTGTTCCAAACGTCCACTTTATTTGCCTGAAAGAACAGGAGTTGAAGCTCTTTTTCAAAAGAAGCCGCCTGATCAAGCGCCATTTCTATTTGCAAGGCTGTACTCATGCTAGAGCCACCCTTTTTTTTAGCCTCTACAGCGGCCTTAGACGCGGTTGACTTGGCATCAAAATACTTGCCCAGCAAAGGGCCGAGCGAGGCTACGTCATCAACGGTCTTAGACGCTTGCTTGATGAGTTTGACCGCCGACTGTATGCCGGCTAGAGCTGTGATGGGATCAATCACGGAAAAGCCCAAAGAACAATATAACTACCCGCTATGATAAAACAAACCAGACAGGCCGCAGCAATGATTGCTTCTAGCCAGTCCATCATTTGTCAACTTTGGCGTCTAGTTTGTCAAAGATCTTGCCAAGCATTTCTTTGATTTCTCGCAAGTCAGCGCGGTAGTCATCCCGCGTGACGTAATTTAAAGGCATCGCCCGCACGTCGGTGTCCAAGCGCTCAATGGATCGGTAGATGTTGTTCAGCACCCAGCCGCCAAGGAACCCCGCCAAACTTACAGCAATGTTAAATAGAATTTGGGAGTCCATTATCTAGCCAATGCGTTTTGGTTAGTTTGTTTTGGAGCCAACTGGTTTGGTTGCTCCAACGCTTTTCCAACTTGCTTAGTAATTTGGCGAGTCCGAGCAAATTCCGCAGCCGTCTGAGCGCCTGGGATCTTAACTGGCAACTGTTGTAAAGCCTCAAGGCCACGCAAGACAGCGCCCGCTGTATTGCTGTAATTTACAGCGCCAGGCTCTTTGACCAATACATCTTTGATGGCATCGCGCAAGTCCATAATTTCATTACGGCCTTTTTTGCCAAACATGTAGACCAGTTTGTCTTCAGTATCAAGTTGATTGATAAGGGTGTTAAGGTTTCTAAAAGATGGCTGATCAGTTTTAGTCAGCATGTCTTTCATGTGCTGAATGGTCTGGCCTTGCAATTCTGCATACGCCTTTTCACCTTCTTTGCCACCTTTTTTAAGCAATTTGGTGACTGTGCGCATTTCTTCTAGTGAGCCGTCAAGCACCACATACTTAAACACATCATCAAGCGCTACTTGGCGGTCAGCGTAGCCAGCTTTTGTACCAAGCAATTTGTCAACGCGATAAACATCTTCAAACTCTTTGGCCAATTGCGCTCTGGATTGACGCGCTTTCTGATACAACTCACCGCCAGCACCTTCACCCATTTGGGTAATGATGTTTTTCATAGGCTTGGCATTTGCTGAGTCTTTGACCGTGCCGATCTGTTGGTAAATGTCTTCAAGCGCTCGAACTGAAATTGCTCCAGTGCCTTGCGGGTCATTCATTCTTAATGACTCAGCCACAGAGTCCAAAATTGGGTCTAATTTTTGACGTTGTGTTGGCGTTTTGGTTTCAATAAAATCAAGCAAACTTTGATAAGGCACTTGTTGTAATGTTTCGCCAGCTTCATCTGCTTTTTTGTACAACGCTTTGTATTGGTCATACTTTTTGGTGTACTCATCATTAAGCGTTTTATCAACAATCTTGCCAACAGCGCGCATTTGAGTCGGGTCAGCTACTTCAGCACCGATTTCATTGGTCATGCGTTCAAAGTTCTGAACAATGGCTTTTTGTTTGTTGGTTTCAAAAGCGCGCATCTGTTCAGCTAATTTGATCTTGGCATCTTCTGAAATGCCAGTTACCACACCACGGCGAACATCTGCCTCAAATTGTTGTTGAGGCAAGTTCTTAGTGCGCTCACCAAGTGTCGCAGGGATGTTCAAGCGTTGCAGGCGCTCTTGACGCATTAAGTCTTCAGAAGTAGATGCCGCACCAACGCCTGGCATAACAGGCTGTTGTTCGCGTGTCATTACTTTGGCCAAAGCATTTTGCACTGGCACTGTCGCCTGTCTCACAATGGGACGGGCAAGCACGTTAGCTTGTGTTGCAACCGCAGGAGCCAAAGCGTTAATAGTTGAGCCAGTTGCGCCAAATGTTGGAGGCAAAGCGCCAGTAATTGGCTGTAAGAACTCACCAACAGCACCTAAAGCCTGTCTAGCCGTTTGTGTGCGCGGTTGATACATGACAGACTTGGCAGCTTCTTCACCAGCGCGAATGCCTTCTTGAGTGCCGTATTTGCCACTAGCCAAAGTGCCAGCAAACCCAACAATTGGCGCAATGGCTGCGCCGCCCAATGTAGCGCCAACCGCAAATGGAGTTTCAATTGCACCCATAATGCGGTCACGCATTGATACTTCTGGTTCTTTTTTACCAGTTACAACATTTTCAGCACCTGGTATTGTTGCAGCAGAACCCAACCCAATGGTTTTGTAGAACTCTATTTTTGGAATCTTTGAATAAAATTTTTCATGCAATGAGTCGGCCAGAGTAAGGTCTGGCACGGCATCATATTGTGGGTACTGTGCGCGAAACTCTGCAAGTGTGGCCATTATTTAACTCCAGGTATTTTCAGCCCTAATGGATTGGTTGCCGTTGCATTAGGTATAGCATTATTACCACTGCCACCGCTTGACATTGTTTCAATAGCTTTCTTTGATGCTTTAGGCACACGGCCATAGGTGGTTTCAAGATTAGTTGTGGAGCGTTTCAACATGTCTTCAATGACTTTGGTTTGTTCATTAAAACCTTGTTTGGTTGTAAACTTTCCAGACCACGAAGCAGGGTTAGTTATTTGCGATTCAATGATGGACATGTCAGGGCCAGTCAATGCGCCAAGAGTGTACAAATCTTTGACGCCCATTAACAGTGCCGTGTACTTTGATGTCATGGCAGCTGTGTCTGCACCAGATGGTAAAAATTTAGCGCCTGTAAATAAATTTTTGTTGACTTCATCTTTAAAGTCTTTAAGTGAACCAGCAAGACCCGCCAATTGCAAATCGGTGTCATTAAATTTAACAGGCGCTTCTTTCTTGCTGCCTACAGGCATACCAGGCATTCTTGCACCAACCTCGGCAGGCACAGGCATAGCCGCCGCAGGCGCAGCAGTCCGGTCAAGCACACTTGCCATGCCAGGGATGGCGGCAACGCGTTCGCCCGGCATTCCCGCGCCTTGTTGACGCATGACGCTTGGGCCAGCCACGGGCGCAGCTGTTGGTGCAGCTGCCGGTGCAGCTTGAATACCCATTGGGCCATAAACCACTGGAGTAGCTACGCCTGTTCTAGTATTGACTGCCAATAACCCACTTGGGTCTTCTTGAATTGACATTGTTGGATTAGCTTGTTCAAACTTAAATTTAGCTTGAGCCAATCCAAGCTGACCAGCAGAGGTTGTTGCTTGTTTTTCTGAGGTAAGGTCAGCAAATGTTTTACCTTTGGTGTATTCGCTGCCAGGCACAACGGTAGCTGGGCCACCAAACGCTGATCTTGACATTAAACGTCCAGAAGGGCCAAGGTCTTGAGCAAAAGTTGTTGGCTTCAACTCGCTTGCGCTTGCGCCTTGGCTGGCCATAAATTGCTGGCGTTGGTCAACAGGCATGGCCAAAATTCGATCAGCCCCTTTAGCCATTTGCGCTTTTTCAGCGTTGGTAAACAACGGGTTGGCCATCAAATCTTCTTTGTATGCCGTAATGTTGGCATCCGATGGATTTTGGCTAGTGTCGCGTTGTGCTTGCGCAATAAAATCTTTTCTAGATTTTTGAATTTCAAATTCAGCTTTTCTTTGCGTCAAAGCTGCGGTGTCTTGCTTGGACAAAGCCTCGGCTTGCGCTGCGCCTGCTTTTCCATAGCGCAACAAATTTGTTCGCGTTTCTGGTTTAGCAAAATCAGCTTCTGCTAAGTAATTACGCAACCCTTCTTCCTCAGTACGAGCGCGTTCGTACTCTTGCATTTTTAATGCGTTTATTCTATTTTCTTGGTCAAGCTGTTTAAACTTCATAACGCCTGTCATTGCGTTCATTGGCGAGAACTGCGCCATGTCAAATTGCGCTGGCCTTGCACCAAGAATAATGCTGGGATCGAGTGGCATATTTGCTCCTTACGGCCTTGAAAGGTACTTGTTCATTAACTGATTTTGATTGTACATACCGTACATATTCATGCCTTGGCCTACGGCATTGCTAAAAGCATTTGCAGAACCAATCTGCCCCGCAGCCCTTGCGTTGGCTGCGCTAGTAAGCGCGTTAATCTGACCCGCGCCTTGTTGGCCGTAGATATTGCTCAAATTAGAGCCGTAGTTGCCATACATATTACTTATATTAGAGCCGTAATTGCCATACGCATTAGAAGCAGCTGATCCAGCCGCACCATAAGCATTGGCCGCGCCAGCGCCGTAATTGCCATACGCATTACTTAAGTTAGCCCCCGCCGCGCCGTAAGCACTTTGGCGTGCGGCGGCAGAACCCGCATACGCTGCTGAAGTGTTGGCTCCGTAATTGCCATACGCGGCAGAAGCTCCCGCGCCTTCTCTCGCGGCGGCGTTACTTACGTTTTCGCCGTAATCGCCGTACGCGGCGGAAGTGCCTGCGCCGTAATTTTGCAAGGCTTGTGAGCCGCCAGCGGCCATGTTACCCGCAGCCGCAGCTTGCCCAGCCGCAGCGGCTTGGCCACTTGCGGTCAATGCTTGTAAAGGAGATAACTGATTTTGGCGTGCTGTGGCAAAGCGGTTAAATGCGTTGCCGTACTCTTGCGCTTGAAAACCTTTGGTAGCTTGAAAACGATTAAACGCGTTTTGGTATTCTTGAGAACCCATCTCTTGACCAAATCGAGCAGCGGCTTTAAGCGCTCCACCTGACTGCAAACCGCGACTAGCAGCGCTTGAGCGCTCTAGTGCCTTTTGACCTTCCGCAACGCGAAACGCGTAGCCGGGGTCTTTTTCCATTTCTTGAGAATTAAATTCTTGAAACAGCGTGTTGGGGTCAAACCCTGGAACATTAAAAGTAGTTGCGGCAGAACCAAAATCTGACGCATTTTTATTGCCGCCTATGCCTAGCAGTTCAAGCAAACGAGTTTGACCAGCTTCACCCGCTTCTTTATATGAACTAAGGTTTTCAACCTGCTTGTTGTACAACTCGCGTTGCAAACCCAATATTGAATCAAGCGATTCTTTTTGCGCGGTAATTTGTCTTTCAAGCGCTTGCGCGGCAGCGGCGTTGCCTGAAGCGGTGGCTGCTTGTTGCGCTGCAATTATCTGATCTAATGATGTTTGCTGCGCGGCAAGTTGTTTATCAAGCCCGTCTTTATCAGCTGCAAGTTGCATTGTCAAAGTGTCTTTTTGCGCTGTAATTTGACGAGTAGTTGCAGTATCTAAGGCGCCAATTTGTTTGTCCGTTGCGGCTTCTTGCGCGGCAATTTGCCTAATAAGCGCTTTTTCTTGCGCGGTAAGCTGTTGGTCAAGCGCGGTTTCTTGCGCGGCAATCTGCTTGTCGGCAATTTGCAATGACACGTCGCCCGCTTGTTCCGCTGCGTTAACTTGAACTTCAGCAGCGCTTTTAGAGGCTTTGCTACCTATGACTGCACTGGCAACAATTGCCGTACCTGCTATCCATGCGCTCATAATATTGCTCCTTGTATTGCAATGCCAAAATTGACTTTCATTGACGATCTATAGTCAACCAACAATTCATCCCCTGCGCTGATTTTACGCGTAGCGACCGCAAATATGTCATCTTGTATCAAAACTGGGATGATATTGTGCAACGCTGAGTGGTTGATAAATCTACCGCCTGGCGTTCGTTTACCGCCAAGGCGCCCAGGGCATACAGTCTCACCAAGTTCAAAATCCCGTGTGGCAAACAAACCCATTCCGTGAATTGGTGAGGGTTTTAGCTCGACACCCCACCCATCAGGCATGTCAATCAGATCAGACTCAATTTGTGCAATCTTTAAGATTTCGGCGTCTGTTGTGCCCAACTGGTGCAAAAAAACCCCGTAATCAATTTTTGCTTTTTGAATGTCTGTTCGGCTGTCGGCCAGCCCGCACTCGGGGACAACGTACAGTCGTTCTTCAAGAACCGCAAGATCAGTGCAATTGTCAGGGTTGTCGTAAACGTCAACCCAAACCACTTCTTCTTCAAACACTCGGCCAGCGCGTTGCATCCCTGCCTTAGATTCAAACTCGCACGGCGCGGTCAAAATCTTAACCCCATCGTCCGTATTTACGGCAATTGTGCCTTTTTCCAACCGCACGCGATAGGATGTTTTGTGTTCAGCCCCAGTTAATACTGTCCATGCGGGGATTGTGACCGCCCGCTCGTACACGCTGGGTAGGAACTTGTGGGTTGTAATAATGTTGGCTTGCGGCAGTTTTAACAACTCATTTTGAAGCGCCTTAACTTTTTCAACCATAGGCATGGCAACAGCAAACCCTTTGCCGTAAGTCACAGAAGACGGTGCGTAAGTCATCATGATTTCATCACCACCCAACTAGTACCGTCAGACACAAGGGTTGCCCATGCGCCTACGCTGGCGGCAAGAATTGCTGTACTCGGCGTGGCGCTGCCAATTGGCGCAACATTGCTTGACGCTGACACCAGCGTCTGCGCTTGTAAGTTTTTAAACGTCACCGACCGACCGCCCCACGACGATGCGGCAGGCAACGTAACCGTGCAAGTCGAACCTGACTTGTTGTTGATAACCCACCCCTCATTGTCGGCCAGCGTAAAGTCAGCGGTTTTAGTGGCAATTGTTGTGGCGGCCATGCCTGTGCCGCCATTGGCGGTTAAAAGTACGCCCGAAACGCTGCTTAGATTGGCAATTACATTGCCTTGAAGCGATATTGTGCCCTCATTGGTAATGTCGCCCACCAATGACAAGCCGTCAGCAAAGCCCGTACCAATTACGCGGTTGACCGTGCCCGCACCTAAGTTTGCCCGCGCATCTGCCGCCGTAGACCCCCCAGTGCCGCCGTTTTGGATTTGCGCAACGCCTTGCGTAGAAGCGCCAGAAATCAAATAAATATTATTTAAAAAACGAAACCATTCACGGGAAATCAACCCCGTGTCTGTATCAAGTAGAGAAACCCTAGATGACGGTATTTTTGTGATGTTTTGCGAATCAGGCATTTGTTGGACTTGCAAGAAGTTCAGCGCCCATAATGGCAATCTTGATTGGGTCAGTACCTGACACCTCGTAAACGCGGTCACGCAGCTTCAACGTCATGCCCAGCCGACGCCAAAGAACACGCGTGCCCCATGTGCCGGTTTTGCCCATAGAGCGCCAGTGTTCGTTGCTCCAAGTGTGGCCACCATCGTCAGACCAACGCAACATGACTTGAGGGTCGATGCCAAAGGTTTCAATTAAAGATGACTCAATCAGTATTCTGCCGCCCGCAGACGCAGGCGCTTCCCAAACAAGGAAATCACCACCTTCAGTAAGCAAATCGTCGTTAGCGCTAGATGTGTCAACAATTACAGGTGTTGTGGTAATGCTTGCGCTAATTGCGCCAGTCTCAGCATCAAGCTGAAGTGAATGCTGGGCGGTACGCTTTAAATCGTTTGTGCTTGTAGGCAAAGCCCGCCATGATCGAAGCCACTTTTGCACCGAGCCAGCGTCCGAGAACACGTTCAGGTCAAACGCGTAAATGTTACCAAGTTCATGGTCGCCCACAACAATTTCGTTGCTAAACGACATTTGGCAGTTTGAACGGTGGCGGGTAAAGCTGCCATTGATGAACGCGGCCCGTTCGTGCCAAAGTGATGTGGCAACGTCAAAAACCCATGTGCTGTTGGCCGAAGGAAAAATTAAGACATAAAACGAATGACCGTCTTGCTGGTAAGTGTAGGCAATAGCATCGCTCATGTTGGCGTATTGCTGAATTTGCCATTCAACTGCATGAGTAGAGATGCGCTGCGCAGTGTATCCGTTGGCGCGGTAAACAATACCTTTTCCACGGGCGTCAGCACCCAACCAAAAAATGCCGTTGTCTAATTTGGCAACAGAAAACGCGGCAATACAGCCTATTTCGTTAAATGCGCCTTGAACGGGGCTAAGTGGAAAATCAAGACCGCCTGAGTTGTACCAAACTTCAACGGTGTTAGTGCCAAACAACCAAGCTTCGCGGTGATCCACAAGAATCGACACCAAGCCGTCAGGAGAGCCTTCAGCGCTTGCAAATTCAAGCGGGTCGATGGATGTACCGTCTAGCAAACTTGTGACCCATAAACGCTGGCTATTGGGTTCGTTGAACACAAAATAACCGTCCAAATAACCCACAGTGACGGCGCCGGGGAAATCAGGATCGTCAATCTGCTTAAATTCAAGCGTCAAGCTGTTGTAAATAAAGCTAGGGCCATTGCAAGCAATGAACAGCTGCGTCCCGTTGTCCGACATGCTGACAGGGCCAGCAGAGCCTGAAACAGTGCCGATGGCAGAAGCACCCCAAATTGAAGTAATTTTGTACAGCGTTTCACCAGAAACAGCGTACCCATACCCACCAAACTGCCACAGGCCGCGAATGGGGCCGTCGCCCATGTTAGCAAGAAGGCGCAATCCGGGGGCGCGGTTTAAAAACCCCGGCTCTTTACCGCCTTCGGGTATGGCCTCGGGAAACAAATTGACCATGCGGCTGTCTGCCGCATTGACGCTGCGGGCTACATACGATGACCCAAGGATCGGCGTTTTCATCAGTAGTTGCCAGCGTATATGTTAAAGCGTTGACGATTTGACACAATTGCGTACGGCATTGACATCACGTCATCTGGGTTGTTGATGCGCTTCAAGTTGCGCTTGCTTGTCATAGCGATGCGCTTTACTTGCTCACTTGGCTCAATGCCAAACTCGGGCGCAATTTCCATTGCCAAGTTATAAGTAAACGCTCGCAAATAGCCTGGCGGAAACAACATTTGCGTTGCCAACGTAGCAGGTTGAGTTAGTTTTTCAACAGAAATAAAGTGCCATTCCAAGTCCCGCGTAGGTTGCGGGTATACCGTCATGGTAAAATTGGGGTATGTGTTATTGACAAAAATAACTTGCGGGTATGTGGACGTTACGGTCTTAACCGCAATGCCGTCATACTGTTGCTGATTGATAAACTTAATGCCAAAAGACACGTTTGTGCCTGGATCACGGTAATAAGTTGCATCGTCTAGCAACACTGGGCGCAGGCCCACAAAGTTGCCAGTTGGGCCAAGCGTTCGTGTAATCTGGCCCGCAGGCCAAGTAAACATTTGATCTTGTGTGGCAAACACCGAAAGTCGCTCGGTATTCCACGAATCAATCATTTGATCGAGCGCCGTCAAGGCGTCGGTTGACATATCCGCCGTAGGTGTTTCACCTTCAGCCAGTACACCTAGCAAACGCAATGCTCGGTTAATTTGATCGCCAGCGGTGTACGTTGCCATACTTAGACCTTTTCAATAATCACTTTTCTACGGCGCTTAACTTCCAGCACGTTTACAGGAGCCGCTTCAGGTTCAAAAGGCGTATCTAGATTGTAGCGTGCCCAGCCATTTTTTTCATCAGCAACAGCCTCAAGTTCCATTGTGGCCACTTTAGCGCCATGAATTGGATGTTTGAGATAAATGTTCATGGTAGAAAGGGGGTGATTAGCCCCCTTTTGGTTAGGATGCTACTAATGGAACAGAATACCACTGAGTAGTAGAAGACGCTACCAACAATGAACTGGTAAGGTTTGTAATGCTATACGCACCGTTAGCCGCAACCGCATTGATTGCCCCGCCAGTGGCGGGATAAATATTCAACGCGCCAGCAGCGGTGTTTTTAACAATAATTACCATACCAGCTACCGCTGTAGGCAAAATTACGCCTTTAGTACCATCTGCCGCCGAAACGACATTGATACCCTCAGCTAGTGCAGCAGCATTGCCTTGAGTACTGCCCGCCGCCGCAACAGCAGCAACAGGAAGGCGAATAGCGCCGGTTGACGTGCCGGTTACGGTCGTAGCGGTTATGGTTGTAGCGGTCACTGTTTGCAACGCTGACGCGCCGGTTACGGTTACGCTTTCAAATTCAGGGTCGCTAAACGCGACGCCTACAGCTTTTGTATTTGGCATGATGTTTCCTTTAAAAATGAGGGCCAAAGCCCCCACTTAAGTTTTTAAGCCACGCGATAGATTGAGTACGCTGCATCACCTGTTTTGCGGAAACGAAACGTGCCAGATGTGTTGCTGGTTT